TCTTGTCAAACTCGAACAAGCTAGAGAAATTGCAGGAATACCCTTTAAAATCACAAGTGGTTATAGAACAAAGGAACACAATGCCGAAGTCGGAGGTGTACCAAATTCATCCCACCTTGTTGGGGTTGCAGCAGACATTGCTGTGTCATCAGGAGCAGATAGGTATATTATCCTCTCCGCCCTTATCAAAGCAGGTTTTAAACGCATTGGAGTTGCAAAGACTTTCATCCATTGCGATACAGACGAAACTAAGTCTAACAGCGTTTGGACATACTAACACGACAGGTTCTACACTATGTCTGACAAAAAGAAATTTAAAGATACCCAAGTAGGTAAATTCTTACTAGAAAAGATACCTGATGTAGTTAGTGCAGTTGCAGGGGATAGTTTAGCAGGAAACGTAATACAAGCCATTATAGGGGGTTCTGAGATGTCAGAGGCTGATAAGTTAGTTGCATTAAAGAAACTTGATTTAGAGAGGGCTGAGATAGACGGAGTAACTCGTAGATGGGTTGCAGATGCTCGTAGTGGAAGTTGGTTAGCAAGTAATGTTAGACCATTAACTTTAGCATTCTTTTCAGTATCTTATGTTATAGGTTGGTTCTATGGTTTAGAATTAACTTCTATAACTGGTTTATTATCAGTTGTTATTGGTGGATATTTTGGTTCAAGGGGTGTAGAAAAAGTATTTGGAGATAAGCTACATAAGTAAAAAATATAAAAGTTTTTTTCAAAAGTCTTGATTATTAAAAAAAAAGCGTGTAACTTTGGTGGGTAGTGGGAAACTAACTACTTTATTATAATAATAAATTTTTATAAATTTTAATTAATATATATATATAAATGTCAGAAGATTTAACTATTAGAAAATTAGCAGAAAAAATTGCAATAGACTTTCAATTATCTGTAAAAGAAAGAACTGATGCTATTTTAGAATTAGACTGTACAAGTTATACTTTATTAGGTACAGATTCAAAAATATCAGAGAAAAAAAAAGTTAAATCAGACAGTAAATATCTTTACAAGTTAATTGCAGGTTTTAATCAAGAGGATGGTAATCTACTATTAAAATCTATGGATGTTTAAAAAAAAACTATGCCAAGAACTGCTAAAAAACCAACTCGAAGTAAACTTGTAAAGAAACTTGATACGGTTTTTAGTCAATATATAAGATTAAGCAATGCGGACAACAATGGATATTGTACTTGTGTTACTTGCAATAAGACGTTCCATTGGAAGGAGATTCAAGCGGGACATTTTATGAGTAGGAAACATTATTCTATTCGTTGGGATGAACGTAATGTAAAACCCCAGTGCGTAGCTTGTAATGTATATCGCGCAGGAGAACAATATAGATATAGTTTATATCTTGGTAATAACTTATCTGAACAATTACTAAAAGAAAGTAGGGAACTACGTAAATTTACAAATATCGAATTGGAAGAAATGACAAACTATTACAGCGAAAAGCTGAAAAAACTTACTTGATATTCTTGTAAATTGTTCTTTGTTTGAAAGGGGGTGTAATTAATTTTGCATCCCTTTTTGTTTTTATTAACTTTTTTTTATATCTTTACAGTATGGAACAATATACTAAAGCAGAACTCTATGGCAAGGTACAAGAACTGCAACATGAGAAAGAACAATTAAAAGAACAATTAATTTTAACACAAAAGAACAATGGCTAAAGAAACAAACATTAACGAAAAGTTGTTTTTATTACAACAAGAGATAGGAACTATTAGCAAAGACACTAGTAACCCTTTTTACAAGTCAAAGTATTTTGACATTAATTCACTTATTAATCAATTACAACCTTTACTAAAAAAGTATAAATTACTTTTACTTCAACCAATAGAAGAAGATTTAGTATATAGTAAACTTATTTGTATTGATGGTACAGGAGCGGTTTTATCAGCTTTAAAACTACCTGAGATAAACGACCCACAAAAGTTAGGTTCTGCTATCACATATTATAGAAGATATACATTAGCTTCACTTCTTGGGTTACAAGCTGTAGATGATGATGCAAATGTAGCAAGTGGAGTTGTAGAAGATAAGAAATGGTTGAATGAAAACACACCTGAATTTAGCAAAGCAATAGAATTTATAAAAGGTGGAGGTAGCATTGAAGCTATTAAAAGTAAGTACAAGGTATCTAAAAAAGTAGAAGATGTCCTTTCAAAATTGTAAAATAAAAAAAGTATATTACACAACTAAATATAATAATCAATCAATAAAAGTAGAAATATGGAAATTACAGGAAACATCAAACTTATTCAAGACATTGAGTCGGGAACTTCTAAAGCAGGTAACGAATGGTCAAAACGAACTATCGTTGTAACTACCAATGAAAAGTACCCACAAGATTTAGCAATTGACTTTATGGGAGAGTCTATAAAACAAATTGAAAAGTTCCAAGTTGGAAATCCAGTTGGAGTTTCTATTAACCTTAGAGGAAAAGAATACAATGGAAAATACTATACAAGTATTAGCGGTTGGAAACTTTCACAATACATAGGAAATGTAGGAAATGAACAACAAAATCCTGCTAGAGAAGAAGTAGCAGATTTACCATTTTAATTAAATTGGGGGTTAATAGCCCCCTTTTTTTATATCTTTATGAGAAAACTACAAGAAGGAGAAGATATGCCTTTAGACTTTTGGAATTATAATGTTAATCCAATAGTAGGTTATCATGTGCCAAAAATGGATGACCATTCATTAGAAATGGAAAGAAAGTATAATGTAACAACACAATCAATATGATAGCACAAGCAAAGAAATTACAAGACAAGATATTAGATATAAAGTACGGTAGAGTAAAAGAAGGTTTAAAAATAGGAGTACCTGAGATTGACGAGCATATAAGACAAAAAAAAGGGTTTAGTATTTTTATAGGACATGCAAATGTGGGTAAGACTACGGTTATTGTTTATTTATTTGTTTTATGGGCTAAATTACATAATCTTAAATTTTTAATTTGGTCAAGTGAAAATACTCCTGAATCTATTTTAAGAAAGATTATTGAATTTAAAATGGGTAAAGCTATTCAACAAGCTACTGATTTAGAAATAGACAACGCAGTTAATTGGTCAAATAATCATTTTAAAATTATTGATGTAGATGACCTCTATACTTATAAGCAACTTTTAAAAGAAGCAGAACAGATAAAAAGTGCATGGCATTACGATGGTTTATTAATAGACCCATATAACTCTTTAGCAAAAGATGCATCTATATTAAAAATGACTGGAAACTCACACGACTACGATTATCAAGTAGCAAGTGAACTTAGATTGTTTGCTAAACATAATGACGTGAGTGTGTATTTAAACGCACATGGTGTAACTTCTGCGCTTAGACAAGTACATTATTCAGGACATGAATACGAAGGTCTTACAAAGCCTTTAGCTATGTCAGATATTGAAGGAGGTTCTAAGTGGAGTTCAAGGGCAGACGATGTGTATTGTATTCATAGATATGTTTCCCATCAAACTGATTGGATGTATTCACATATTCACGTTTTAAAAATAAAGGAAAACGAGACAGGTGGGAGACCGACCTCGTTTGAAATGCCAATACAATTGCGAATGAAAGTAAACAATGTTGGTTTTGAGTATATGGGTAGAGATTTAATGCAAAATAATAGTAAAATAGAAAAGTTAGCGATATGATGGTAATAGGATTTTTAATAGTAGTAGCTTTAATTTTTTTGATTATAGGTCAAATAAAAAATGCAGAAATTATTTTAAGTCCTATTGTTGGAATAATGTTTGGGTTTTTATATCACAAAGAACAGTTTGAAGAAGAAAACGAGTACACGCTACAATGTGTGCTATGTGTAATTAGTATAACTGTGATATGGACAAACCAACCGAATGGCTCGGAAAAGTAGCTGAAAGGCATAACGAGTGGATTAGTATAGTAAAAAGTTTTGGCGAATATGATTTTGCCGAAGATATAGTACAACAGTGTTATTTGACTTTATATAAATATGCAAATGAAAATAAGGTTATTAGAAATGGTATCGTTAGTCG